GTCACTATTTATGGTGATGATCACGTTGTCTCTGTGTCGAACTTGCTGGCTCCTTTTTGGAACTTTAATACCTGTAAGAAGGCTTTGAAGCAGTATCTTGGCATGAATTATGTGGATGCGACCAAGAAAGGAGTGGAAGACCGAGACTTTGTTCCCTGGGAAGAAGTGATTTTCCTTAAACGTAGTTTTGTTAGTCATCGTGGTTTTACCCTTGGTATTTTGCCTCTTGAAGAAATTATGCATATTGCTGATTTTGTTTCTACTGGAGTTGATACCGATACTTTGCATCAGCAGTTGTTTCGGGCCATGTGTAACGAGTTATGGAAACATGGTAAGGAAGTTTACGAGAGAGAATCTACTAGAATCGCGGAAGTGGCGGAGAGTGTTGATTTGCTCTTTGTGCCACCTGTTTTTGAAGATTATGAGGAGACTTGGTTTCGGCGGTGCAGTCAAATGAGATTTGTTGCACCAACCGCTATGGAGGCTGATTATGATATCGTTGCAGCTCTTTCGCAAGATAAAGAGATACGAAAAGAAACGATGTATAATAGCGTAGCGGTGACCCTCATGGAAATTGGAACTGAGCAACAATCTGGGATCGTAGAACAATCGGACTATGATGGTTTAGATTATGAGAGATTTGAGGCTTTTCATGAGCCTGTTATAGGACCTCTGAGATGTTGTTCCGATTGGGAAGAGTTTCAAGCAGATTTGTTTGACGAACCAGATGAAGGTTACGATGACGAGTTTCCAGATGCTTCGGTGGATCGAGTTATGTCGGTTTATAATGAGACGCAGAAGGAGTATTTCACCTTGGCTGCTGGCATTATTGATCATAGAGATATGCCGGAGCATGCTTTTCTTAATGAGGATCGGTTGCGGGAAATTTGGAGAGGAAACGTCATAGGAGATATGGCGCAACCAATGCAAGATGCTCCCTGGCACGTGGTACAAACGGTTGATTGGGCGATACGTGATCTTGATGAAGAGATTTCTTTTCTGCGGGACCACGTGTCTAACAAGAATAAATTTTTCTCACGTGTTCGAAGTAGTACCACCCTAGTTGGTGTCGACTCTTCACAAGATTGCATTGAACTTGAACCTGAACTTATCGAAATTGACACAGAGCAACAAATGGCTCCACCAGCGAAAGCAGCAGCGAAAGCGGCTCCTAAGAAAGCGGCTCCTAAGAAAGTTGAGAAGAAGCCCGTTCCCAAGAATAGCGGCAAGAAGGGCAAGGAAGTTAGTGTTGGTAAAGCGATTAAGCCGAAACCTAAGGTTAGTCGCCCCCCACCTAAAGCTGTGGAGAAGAAGCAGCAAATCCAGTTTGCTTGGTCAGAGCCTCGCAAATCTAAGCCAATTATCCCGGAGAATAAGAATACATCTGGACCGGCAGCTGCTAAGAGTGCGAATATCCAGTTGTGTGATGGACCACACAAGGATAATCAGCTGGCTCGGCCGATTAAGTTACCCGACATATCATGGCCTGCATCGGCCACGACTGGAACTATACTTCAAACTTTTGATATACCAACTTGTATGTTTGGATCGGGGAATGTTAGTACTGTTCAAACGATGGTGAAGCAGTACATGTTTTTCAATTCAGGGATGCAGTTAACCTTGAAGGTGAATGGGACTATGTACCATGCTGGGAAGTTGATAGCAGTGTTTATACCTGATCACGCACACGTGCGTCGAGATATGCAGGATGACACCTTGAATGATCCACGTATTTTGTTTTCATATCCTCATATTGAATTAACAGCAAATAATAACTCGACTGTGAGCTTTGATTGCAAGTACGAATCGCCTTATCCATATATGCTTACATCGCAGATGGCTAACTTTGTGTACGGCTTTGTTGTAATTGTTGTGATGAACCAACTGGTAGCCGTCACTGGAATGTCTTCCACATTGACAGTAAATATGTGGGCCACGTTGAAAGAGAATAGCTCGAGAGTTTTCTGCTCTCCGCAGGCTATTGCGACAGTGCCATTTGATCCTGATTATACTATGTACAATCCAGAGGCACCCAACTATTCGGACTCGACTGAAGATTCCCTGTTTTTGGACACTGTGCAACAGATGGACATTTTGGATGATGTCTTTGGAGTTGTTGGTGAAGTTGCAGGAGGCGTGGAAGGTGCGATTAAGACAGTTGCACCTCTTTTGGAAATGGTCGGAGGATTTTTGGATAAACCCGACTATGACGCGAAAGGAATGGCAGTCATGCCGATAGGCGAGAATCTTGCTCTAGGAGATGGAGTTTCCTATTGTAAGAGTCTTTCCTTGAAGCAGCAGCTGCCTCAAGATCATCCTACAATCGATACGACTGGACGGAAGAATTGGGCTGATATAGCTCGAATCCCCTTTTTAGTAGATCAATTGCAGTGGACTTCTTCTATGACAGCAGGTGGTGCTCCGATGAACACCTATGCGGTTACACCACAAGTTGGCCAAGTTAACACTGGAGGCCTGCCTGCCGGAATGGATCAGAAGGATCCAGGTTCGGGCTGGGATTATATGTGGCGTATTTCAATGAATCCTGTTTCTATGATAATGGCTCAACACACTTATTGGGCCGCTGATGTGAAAGTGACTATTAACATCGTTTGTGCTAAGACAGTTACTGGGACATTGGCTTTGGTTTGGTATCCATTAGCTACCGCGCCAGCTATGGCCGGTCTTACTTATGCGACTGTTCAAAACTTTTCTTATCAAAAGATCATTGAAGTGCAGGGACCCATGTCCTTTGAAGTGACGATTCCGTTTACCTCTATGTTGAAG